CGAGGCGATACCTTGGGCTAGTTGTTTCATGGTGTTCCTTATGTAGCTTCGCCGCCGCTGGCGGTTATGGTTAGACCTGTGTTGGAGCCTTTAACGCTGATGAACGTCCCGGCAACTAATACCTGTAACCCGCGCCACGACAGAGTGGTGTATGCGGCAATTGTAAAATTAGAATACAACGCGTTTGTTGTCCCTGCTGTTCCAGCCGAAGCAACCAGAGAGATGTATATCGTTAGCGCCCCGCTCGTGGTGTTACAAACATCTATGCTTTTCAATAACGTGCGCGTTAGTGTTGGCGTAGTATATAGCGTAACAAAAGCACTGGTAACTGCGGTTGCCGGTATAAGCACATTTGCCGTTATATTCTGAAAAGCCATCAGTCACTCCCTAGCCATTGTAGGGTAGTTAACCCATTGACTGCTTGGATAATTTGAGTATTATTACTGTCTAGCTGGTTAAAGTATAGCCGCAGCGTATTTAAAAGCTGGTCTTGATACCGTTGTTCGTATTCCAACGGCCCTACTGGAAGGCTTGGAGCTAGTGCGGGGAATATGTTTTCCATGCCTATCTCCTGCCATCAGGTCTGACATCAATTCTGGTAGCGCCCAACTGCCACGCTACACCAATCTCCGTAGACTCAATCTTGAACGCCATCTGCCGCCCACGTATCCGCGTGTAAACCTGCCCAGTGAAAAGCTGAACAACATAGTTATGGTTCAGCGGGGAGGAGTAGTTGTTACCGCTGGTTACCGCAGGGGAGTTACCAACTCCATAGTTCGTGCCTGAGTCCTGACGCGGACGCACAGTCAAATTGACCTTGGGCGCAGCCACCGTAGAACCATCGAACGTAAGGTCAGGCAGCATCCGCCATACAAAACCAAAGTTATGCCCGTCCCCGATGTCAAAGTCGGAAGACTGAACGTAAGCATTAATAGCCGCAGGAGCCACACCAGAGTAATCGTCCGTGCCGTTCTCGTGGAACATGACCTGATTTGGCGTCAGGTAGGTTACCGCTGAGTATTGAACGTGCGTAGCGGCAGTCGTAGCAACCCCAGTAACCGGATTAACCGCACCACGCACACATCCCGTCAACGTATTACCGTCAGCACTGTCGTGGGCGGTATAGCTTATATACTCAGAGTCAATAACCAACGTGCCTGAATTGGGATAGGAATACCCGTTAAGCAGAGTCAATGACGTAGCAGTTGCCGAAGTTATAGCTACTGCCAAGAATGAATTCTGCACACTCTGTGCGCCCATCGGAAACTGACGAAGCGGTGAATCAAGCCAAGCTGTGCGGTTCATGGTGCCGTAATACCAAATCTTTTCAAGATGGTTATAGATTACATAGCGGTTATTCACGGGGCTATTGGCAGACGGATAAAACCACCACACTTCGTTGTATCTCTCATTAGTGCCGGAAACTATTTGATACGCTTGGCTTTGGTTGATGTCGTTGAAGACATATTGCTGCAAAGTGCAGTTAATCGTATCAACACGACCCGTGTAAACGTAGAACTTGTCCACACCCATCCAGAACGTCTGGTTATTCACAGAAGATATAGCGTTAGGCGATATGATGGAGACGTTGTCCATCAGCAGGTTGAAGCCCCAGACATAGGGTGGCCCCAAATACTGCATGGTGAACAACGCCGCGTCCGTCCAAATCAAGACTTCCTGCTTTGCCGTTCTTGCAGTAACAATCGTAGAACCACCGGCAAGCTTGTATTCGCCAGATTGATTGGTTGCAGCAGGAACCCATGTGTATGCATCTTCTTGGTCAGACCAACGCACAATCATCGGGTCAAATGTCGTAGCTGAGTTACCGGGGACGTATGGGTTTGAACCGAACGCTATGACAAACCGTTGAACATCTGAGGCTATGACAGCAAGCGTAGTTGTTGGAGTATACGGGCCGTTTGTTGCATTGTATGTAGTTGCCAAACTTGTCAGCGTTACTGCCCGTGCATACGTAGATGTATCTACATCCCAGTAGTAAATAGCACCGCCACGAGGAGCTAAGATCAGGTCTTCGCCAAAGTTATCCGCAGTCCACAACCGAAGCTGAGTGCCGATAGAGTTAGCCGTAGCAGAGGCAGCGCCCCACGCATAGGCTGAAGAGCCAGAAGTCTCGCTATCGTATTGTCGAACAGTAACGCCAGACAAGTGGATGGTTGCCATGCTATCGTCGGTAGCCCTAGTGCAACCTGTAAACGTGATACCCCCGGAGAGGCCGGTGTAGGTAATAATTTCAGACTCAATAACGATAGTTCCAGAAGCGGAAAACGATGTAGTTGAAGCTACGCTGATAGAAGTTGCAGCCGCCGAAATAGTTGAAGACAGGGTGGAGCTACCCGTGCCAAAAACAACCGCATTCCAAGGGCCAGCACCCCAACCGTTACCGGTAGAGTAAACAGCGTTACCCGCAGCGATTTGGAAGTTTGCGAAGACACTAGCGCCACCGCCGGTAGCCGTAGAAGAAGCCGCAGTTGTGCTGATAATGGTAAACGTGTTGCCTGTCGGGGTTGATATAATTTCAAACTCACCGTTAAGCGTTAGCCCACCTACCGCTGTAGCGCCAGAGAATGTAACCCAAGTGCCGGGAGAAACACCATGTGCGGACGCAGTTACTAGAACCTGCTTGGAATCACTGGTAGTAGTAAACGGGTTGCTGGCAAGAGATACCGGAGAAGCCGCAGTCAGCGGAGTAACGTCGTGATACAACCCACCGTTCTCAATGTAGAACTTCTGGTTGGTTCCAACTGCGTTCAAGTTGCTGTAGTTCAGCGTAACCCAGTTGGTCATGTCCCTAGTTACACCAACATAGGTATTAACTACCCCGCCAGTTGATGTAGCCAAGTTAGTCCAGCCGCCGATCTTCTCAGGCTGACCGGAACGGAACCTGATCTTTTCAGATTCAAAATACCCGCCCTCATTGGCGTATGTCGTGCTTTCCCGGTTGATTCCGGGCCTTAGTTGTAATTTTTGTAGTGGCATTATGGTATAAAAAACCTATGTCCGGAACGCGGTGGAACACACTGGATATGGCACCAAGTCGGCGTAGCAACAGCATCCTCTAACCAAAGACCTATGCTCTCTAGTATCTGGACATTGTTACGACAGAACTTATCCAACTCTCCGTCGTTGTCTTCAATGTCTACTGCGTGACCCGTCATGTGCTTTGAGTGCGGAGCGCCGCCAACACGGTGGTTTACAGACGAAGGACGCCAGCCTGACCGTAGCTCACGGTCTTCACCAAACGCCGCCATTATCTGGTTAGCTTTCTCACAGATAATAGCAGCATTCGTCTTGATATCTTCGGTCAACTCCATCTCATGACCCTGCAAGTGCTGACCTAGATATTGGGCTACGGTAATCATCTGTTGCCTTCAGCTCCTTTTATCTTTTCGGCTGACCTCATAATTCCAAGACCAAGCATACCCATTAAAATCTGCAACGTCAGACTGGTGTCTATAACCGGGAATTCGCCTGAATAGCCGAACCAGACCTTCGCAGCAAAACGCGCTAGGGGTTCTATCAATGCAGCATAGGCCAGCCCCGCACCACACACCCAACCGATACACGGACGCCATCCAGCAACCCACCAGTTCGTTGATTTTGCTTCTTCAATGTTCGTTTGAATTTGAAGTTTAGCTAAGTCAGTCTCTGCCGCAAGCTGGGCAAGCTCTCCGTTCTGCTGCATCTTGAGCAGTTCAAGCTGCGCCGCCGCTTTCGCTGCCGGATCGGGAAAGAACCGCTCAATCAAAGACTGAGCAGCCGAGAACAGCCCTGAGATAAGTAAGGGGTTCAAAAGTTACCGCCTACGGGGTTCAATACGCCTACCGGCGCATCAGTAACAATTTTAGCACTGGGCTTAATATGCCCATTTGTAGCCGGTGATTCGTTGATTGGGCCGTAGCAGGACGCAAGCTGTACCCCGTTGGTTTTCTTCGCTTGCTTGTCGCACAGGAACGACCACTGGTTGCTCATGCCGGAATCTTTGCCGAGGATGAATGATCTACTCACCAACGGCGCAACTGCCCAGCTTGGCGCTTGTGGCGCTTCGCTAACAGTGGAAAATAAGCTCCATACTTTACCCGCAGGAGCATCGCAAGAGTTGTTCATCAGCGCACCGTTGGCTACGCTGCGCCCCTTCAGCACCGGACAGACTGCCATGCCTTCTTGAAATACTTTACCTTTGACAGTTATTGACTTGCCTGTAGGCGTGGAGCCAGACGCAGCGCAGAGTGCGTATTCGCCGTTGCACATCATCAGGTCAGGGGCTGACGGTTTTTCCCATTGATTAAACCCAAGGTACAGCACGACGACAGCAGACACACCAATACTTGGCAGCAGCACGAGCAATAAGAGTTTTTTCATTTGTCAGCCTTGTTTTCAAGTTTCTCAAATATCTTTGCCAGCAGTGCTTTAATTTCTTTGATGTCCTCGCGGTAGTCACTACGCAAAACATATTCTTTGGGTAAATCTTCACGCAGCTTTGCAAGATCAAATTTTAGCTCTTTGACCGCAGCCCAAAGCTCACGAGCAAACCAGCCAAGGACGGTGCAACCACCACCAAGAAGCGCGTTTATTAGATGTTGGTTTTCCATATTCTTTTCTTAAGACTTCATTATGTAGCACAGCGCGTAATACGGGGGAAGGTTTTGGTTGGTTCCGCTTACACTTCCGGCTGGAACGGCGTTAGTAATGTTTGCAGTTCCAGACTGAGTTGTTCCACCGGTTGATATTTGAAGGGTATTTAGGTCGGTTCTAGCCCCTGCTGCTCCAGCGTTTATTAAAGTATTTGATTGTTGTAAGTGCGTGTGTCCCGCATCTGTTGCAACGTGGGTATGCGAAACGACCACAGCATCAGCAGAACCACCTGATTGTGTTGCAGTTCCTGTAACGGTAGTCTTTGCTGCACCGCCTGAATCCGCGTCTGCGGCAATTACAAACTTGTTTCTTAGATCGGGAGTGCTGTTACTGCCATTACACAATACCCACCCTGTTGGGATGGTTGCAACTGTTCCATACCATAGAATAATCATGCCGGTGAGGAAAGCAGACTGCATCGACGGTAAAGCACCTGCCCCGTTGCTGGTTAGCACTTGCCCAGTAGTTCCTACAGAAGCTATGGATTGGATTGATCCTGTAGAGGTAGTGCCACCACACAAAACAGCATACGCAGTAGCAGAAGTAACTCCTGATCCGCCTGAAGCTACCGGAAGAGCCGCACCAAGAGTCAGCGAAGCAAGATAGTTCACAGCCACAACAATATCTGTGCCGTTGCATACCAGCACGGTCTTAGCGCCAGCAGGGACGGAAACACCCGTGGTTACTTTGACAGTTATAGCTGCAGAGGTATTGTTGTAGATGAAGTAGAGTTTCTTGTTGGTAGGCACCACCAAGCTACCACCACCAGTGCCGGTCGACTCCAGAAACATG